GGTGGTGGCGGTAATTCTTCATCCGCTGGTGCTGGTGCAGGTGGTGCTGGAGGTGGTGGTGCAGGTGGAACTACTGCTACTGCTGGAACTGCAAACACAGGAGGCGGTGGTGGTGGCTCTCTATTCTCAGGAACATCTGGTACTGGCGGTTCTGGTATAGTTATTATCAGATACGCAGATACCTTTGCAGCAGCTACTTCCACTACAGGCTCTCCAACCATAACAGTAGCAGGTGGATACCGTGTCTACAAGTGGACAGCATCTGGCTCAATTACACTCTAAGGATAGATATGTCACATTTTGCACAAGTAGTCGATAAAAAGGTAGTCAACGTAATAGTTGCTGAACAAGATATTATTGATTCAGGTATGTTTGGAACTGGATGGGTTCAGACTAGCTATAACACTCATGGCAATAAGCACCCTAACGATACTCCCTTGAGAGGAAACTACGCTGGGTTAGGATATACCTATGATAACGATGCGTTCTACGCACCACAACCTTATCCTAGCTGGACATTAAGCGCAGACTTTCTATGGGAAGCACCAACCCCTATGCCTACTGATGGAAAGATGTATACATGGGATGAACCAACATTAAATTGGGTAGAATATGTACACTAGATTCCTAATCTACTTCATCCTAGACCTTACAATTAATCTTGTAGGCTTTACAATTAACCCCTTCCTGCCTATCTTTGCCGATTCAAAAGGCAATCTACCCTCATGGCTCAGATGGTTTCAGACCTATGACGATACATTGGATGGCAAAGAACCGAGGTTTATAGAGTCTACAAGTTGGCTTAGAGGATCTAAAAACTTCATCTGTACCTATGTACTGAGGGTCATGTGGCTATATCGCAATAATAGCTACGGGTTTGCTTATTCAGTCTTAGGCGCAAAATCCCCTTTCAATACCATCTCAGAAAGTGGAGTTAACCCATCTGACCGTAATCCTGCTATTGAAGGCTCATACTTCACAGTATTCGAAGATGCCAATGGAGTTAAATACTTTCAGTATAAGCTAGTGAAAGATCGTGGGAATGGCAAGTGTTTTGAAGCAAGTATTGGCTGGAAGCCTTCTGGTCAGTTTGTGGTAAGATGGACACCATTTAGAAAGTTTAACGGATGATAACTTTAACAGCTAGTCCCTTCATGCAGTTTACAACAACTGCTGGCGCACCGCTAATCGGTGGAAAGGTATACACTTACGCAGCGGGAACTACAACTCCTCTGGCTAGCTATACCGACAATACCGGAGCTACAGCTAATACTAACCCAGTAATACTTGATACCAGGGGTGAGGCAGCTATTTGGCTATCTCCTGCTTCGTACAAGTTTGTGCTTAAAGACTCTAATGACGTAACTATATGGACTTCCGATAACCTGGGTGGACTTAACATTAGCCCAGCCTTTACCGGTGTGCCTACTGCTCCTACTGCAATAAGCGGTACTAACACTACTCAGTTAGCCACTACCGCCTTTGTACAGCTAAGCGCAGTAGCCGCCATACCGGTAGGAGGTATAATTCTGTGGAGTGGATCGGTAGCGTCTATACCGGCGGGATGGCTATTGTGCAATGGAGCGTATAGCACACCAAATTTAGCCGATAGGTTTATACTTGGCGCGGGTAATCTTTATGCACCTGATGCTGCTGGCGGTAGTACGGATTCTATTACTGTAGCTCACACCCATACAGCGACATCAACAGATGCAGGCCATGCACACACTTTAGGGCAAGTAAATGCGGTACCTACAGCAGGGCCTTTAGCTACTGCAACTGGAGCAGGAGCGCAGACTACTGGTACTTCAGTTGCTATTATTACTACAACTATCGCTTCAACAGGCGTGAGTGGCGTTAATGCTAATATGCCACCATACTACGCTTTATGCTATATAATTAAGACTTAAACTGCACTAGCTCAGTTAGCTAGGGATTCTTAGGAGTCAAAATGGAAGAAATAGCGGAAGTACCCGCGTCGGAACCGGTAGTCACGACAACACCGGAACCTGTAGAAACACCGTCGGAAGCCAAGTCATTCTCTCAGGAGGAACTTGATGCAGCTATTGGTAAGAGGCTTGCAAGAGAGCAGCGAAAGTGGGAACGAGATCGTCCACAAACGCCTGTTGTTGTACCGCCTATAGAGCAGTTTGAAACTGTTGATGCTTATGCCGATGCACTGGCTTTGCAGAAAGCAGAAAAGCTACTTATAGAACGAGACACCAAGAAGCAACAGTCGGACATTCTTGAGGCTTATCACGAGAAAGAGGAAGATGCAAGGACTAAGTACGATGACTTTGAACAAGTCGCGTACAACCCAAGCATACGAATTACTCCCATGATGGCCGAGGCGATTCAGTCCTCCGAGGCAGGGCCAGATGTAGCATATTATCTTGGCGCTAATCCGAAGGAAGCGGAGCGTATCTCACGTTTGACACCAATCTCGCAAGCTAAAGAGATAGGAAAATTGGAAGCCAAGTTGGTTTCTGATCCACCAGTAAAAAGAACGTCTAGCGCCCCTGCACCAATTTCACCAGTTACTGCCAAAAGCAGTGGCTCACCGGCGTATGATACAACTGACCCTCGTTCTATGAAAACTATGACGACTACAGAATGGATCAACGCCGAAAGAGCAAGACAGGTAAAGAAGCAGGAGTCTAAGACATATTGATAAAATTGAAAGGAAAAAATGAGTAACTCTCTATTAACCATCGACATGATCACAAGAAAGTCTCTAGAAATTCTAGAGAACAACTTGGTGATCACCCGTAACTGTAACCGTGCCTACGACGACTCTTTTGCCGTTGAAGGTGCAAAAATTGGATCTACTCTGCGTATCCGTCTACCAGATCGCGCTCTAGTAACTGATGGAGCCGCCCTGCAAGTACAGGACGACAATGAGCAGTACACAACCTTGACCGTTTCTTCGCAAAAGCATATCGGCATTAACTTCACAAGCGCCGAGCTGACAATGCAATTAGACGACTTCGCGGAACGTGTACTTAAACCGCGTATTTCTCAACTGGCCTCTAGCATCGACAATGATGTAGCTAATGCTTACAAGAGCATTTACTCCTCTGTTGGTACTCCTGGTACTACTCCTTCTACTTCTTTGGTATTGCTGCAAGGTAACCAAAAGATGAATGAGTACGCATCGCCAATGAGCAACCGCTATGCAACTGTAAACCCAGCAGCTAACGCTAACTTGGTTGAAGGCATGAAGGGCTTCTTTAACCCAGCAGGCACTATCTCCCGTCAGTTCAAGAACGGTATGATGGGCGAAGGCGTATTGGGCTATGATGAAGTCAATATGTCGCAGTCTATCGTAACTCACACCACTGGATCACGTTCAACCGCGGATACCATTCTGGTTAACGGTGCAATTAGTACACAAGGTTCTACTACCCTCGCTCTTGATGGTGGTACTACTTCTGCTACTATTGTACAAGGTGACGTGTTTACGATTGCTGGTGTGTATGCAGTGAACCCACAGACTCGCCAGACTACCGGCAGTTTGCAACAGTTCGTTTGTACTGCTACTAGCACCGCTTCTTCTGGCGCATGGGCTACTGTTTCTGTATCACCTGCAATGTACACCGCAGGTAATGCTTTAGCAACTATAGATGCGTTCCCAGCAGATAACGCTGTTATTACCTTCACTGGTGCTGCTTCAACTGCGTACCCGCAAAACTTGCTGTATCAGAAGGATGCGATTACCTTTGCAACTGCCGACTTGCTGCTTCCACAAGGAGTAGATATGGCCTCACGTCAAGTTCATAATGGCATTTCGATGCGTATTGTTCGTCAATACGACATTAACAATGACCGTATGCCTTGCCGTATCGACGTATTGTACGGATATTCAGTCATCCGTCCGCAAATGGCTGTTCGTATGTGGGGGTAGTCTATGAGCTACGTATCAGGTAATTTAGTAACTCAGTCCGTTATCTCGGTAACGCTGACACCTGCTGCTGCTTTGGCTAACACCACAGCAGAGCAAACCTTTACTGTCAACGGCCTTCTGGCCGGTGACGTACTAGGTTGTATCAACAAGCCCACAGCGCAAGCTGGTTTGGGTATTGTTGGATGCAGGGTTTCAGCAGCGAATACTTTAGCGATAACTTTTAGTAATAATACAGGAAGTTCTATTACGCCTACCGCCGCGCAAGTGTACAAGGTGGTGGTTAGTAGACCTGATAGTACGATTACCGACGGCAACATTTAAGGAGAAATAGTATGGCGTATCAAATAGGTGATGGTAATTCAGGTGAAACCACGAACGTAGGTCGTTCAGGCGTACCTGTTCAAGTTGGAGGAGCAGCAACTACTCTTGTTGGATTTTACGGAGCAACACCCGTAGCTCAACAAGCAACTGTAGCGGCAGGTACTGATGCAGCAACAACACTAACTTGCGCTAATGCGTGTCGTACTGCATTGCGTGCTTTAGGTATTATGGCGTAAAAATGTCGGTACTCATCGCAACACCTAGCTATGATGGTCAGGTT